GGATGTTTAATTTAGAACTGAGAGATTACAATAAAGAGTTAGATGTTGATCTTATACCAAATATCTTGGAAATTGAACGAAATTTAATAGAATTAAACAAGAACACAACATGCACATTCAGCGCTAAACTTCAAATATCTGGTGAAGATAAAAGAATCTTTTCTGTTATGTTTTTACACAATAGATTATTACATCAATTGGCTGATGATCTTTGTGGGCAAAAATTGAAAACAAATAGACACAGTAATATAACAATAGGAGGTCATCGAAAACTGATTCACTTTCAGACTCTTATTGATTTTAGTAACATGAGTATGGGTGTTGTAGAAGATGCAAGAAGACATGGTGAAAGAATTTTTCAAGAACATGTTACAGAGAAGCAGATATCAGATTACAAACTATCAAAAATGTCATTGGGACAAATGTATTGTGTTATTACTTCCTCTTTAAGTATGTGGAATCGTAGAATGATTGTTCCACATGAAATCCTTGAAGGTGTTGAAAAAGATAAGAAATTAATAGAGAATACTTTATATTCTGAAACTAGACAAGGAGAAACTCTATTTGAAAAAACACAAGAATTTTGTCAGTTACTTGATAACTATAAAGGAGAGGAAAATAGTAAGTTTTTCAAAGATTCTGGTTTGAAAGGTAGTGAAATATGGGACTTGAATCCAAATTTTAGTTCCTTCATTGGTTATCCTTTGGGAGTAATGTCAAAGAATGTAACAGATACCCATGCATTAATAGGTCAAATGTTGGAATGTGATGGATTGTTAGTCTTTGGTGAAAGATTAACAATATCAATCCAGCATTCAGATGATAGTGTTGATAAGAACAAATGCGATTATCCAACTAGTAAGCAGTTCAAAAGTTTGGGAACTGGTGGGAACAAAAATGAATTGTTTCAAAAGTTCATAAATGATTTCAAAAAGATACTGATTGTGAATCTGGAGAAGATCAAGGCATTACAACAAACTGATGCAGTTAATGCAGCTGTAGAAATAAGAAAGTTTGAGTTTGCAACATTTAACAGAAATACTAAAGAATTGCAGTTTCCAAATGGTAACAAATACCCATCATATTTCTTTTCAGCTTACTCTATCATCCAAAGATGTGGTGCATCTAGAATGATATGCATTACACCAAGTCTGTTCAAATATTTGGTGACAAGAGTTATTGTTGAGAAAATTCAAGTAATGTTCATGAATATCAACAATGTTTTGAAAGGACCTATGGTTGATGTTTATTCACCTCTCAATAAATTTATGGATGCAATTGGGAGTTCTAATAATGTATTTTCATTTAACATGGCGATTACACAAAAAATGGGAATGTTGATGGAAGCTTCTTTGCATGATTTACCAGAAAAATTATACCATCAATTACAATATAATGTCAACTATTTATCTGCATATGAGTTTAGAATACCAAAACTTTATCTTGATAGACCTATACAATTATATGGGTTCTTTTTCTCAAATCCAGGGTTATTACATCAATTTGGGCTATCTTCTAACCTCTTAAGGGTAGCATCAATGACTTTTGGAAGATCATTGTATAGTAAGTTGTTGAACATAAAGACTCAAACAAAAACAAATATAGTTAAAGAACAAGATCTTTACAGTGACTTAACTGTAGTTGATGAAAATTATGGTGCAAGTATCATATTGCGTGACTTTATCATTACTATTAGTGTAGGTAAAAATCTTCAAAGAGCTCAATCTAAATTGTTAGAGTACACTAAATCTGAGACCCTGAATGAAGCAATTGACTTCATTACAACACGCAAAGGCACAGAAATATTATACAACAGAAATAATACCTATGTTGCTATGCTGAACCAGTGTCAAGCAGCAAAGAGTATGGAGAACTTTAAAATGAGTCTAAGGAAAATAACTATTAGGAAAGTAAGTTATTCTGGTTCAAGAGTTAGAGTTAATGGGAAGTCGTATATATTAAAGGAGCTGATAACTGAACTTTGTTCAAATTCGGATATTATAGGTTCAAATGATTATAACATCTTCATGAAGTTTTATGATAATGAAATTGCATATTTCCGTCAATTAGAAATAAAGTTTTACAAAGAAATTGAAAAACCACTATTCTTAGGCCAATATCAAGTTATCATAAGAGAGAACCCCTTTAAGTATAAGTGGGAAGAGATCTTACCAACAATAGTTTGTGCAATAGAGTTCGGAGAAGAAATTTATACTCAGAATAAAATATTTTTTCATGAAAGGATTACTAAATTAAAACTATTTGAATATTTTCCAGAGATATTGAAAGGAGATTATAACTCAACATGGGAGAGTACACTCCAGTTATTAGCTAGTGTAAACTATACATTAGATACAAAGGAAAGTAGAGAAAAATTGATGAAGGATACTGAATATATCAAGAAACTAATCACGAGTGTTTTACCTCCTGTCATTGCAAAGCAATCAATCAATTCCAAAGGTTTTATGAACAGATGTATTGACTTCTATACTATAGACACTGGTTTATCTTTAACAATTTCTGAAATAAGGTTTGTGAGGAGTGATGTCATTCAAAAGCAAATGTATGATAAGGATATGACTTGTAAGAAATTAAAGTATGCTGATGGTGTTATGGTATTGATGCATAATTTTTATAATCCTGAGGTTGAAGAATATACAGATGTGAATAACATTATGACCAAGAGGAATCTTAAGGTTATCTGTGACAAGTTGTTAAGTATCGAGTTGACAAAGGAAAAATTGAAGATAAATACTTTATTCTGTGTTGTTGATCATATGCTGTTTAATGATAGTGTTGGAACTTTTAAATATGGGTTAATTCAAAGAGAAGTATTATCATTGGTTAAAAATGAGAGAAAATATATAACAAAAAGGCATGCAATTGTTGCAATCAAGTTAGGTGATTTAATTGTTGGTATTGGTCATGGTATAGTAGGAAGAAACAATGAAAAAGACTTAACTATATTGAGTGCACTTGATGTTACAGTCTCAGATAATATCTTCATTGTACACAACTCACCTGTTCATGATATGAAAAAGATAATCAATCTAGCCTTATTATTATCTTATTATGCAGAATCAGAAAAACTTAATGCATTCTATCAAGTTTGTAAAAGAAGTGATTACAATACAACATTACTACATTTGATAGGTTTGAACAAACCATGTATATTAAAAGGTAGTACACCAATGATGATAAGGAGTGCACAAAACAAGAAACTGAGTTATAAA